CCCGATTCAGAATCTTATTGGCCTTTAGGATAGACTCCCATCGATGATGCATCCGAATGTCCTCCCAATTACTCGTATCTGATATCGGATACATTTCGTTTATCTCATGTTGGTCGATATGCTGCATCAAATTCATACCCAGACGACGATATCCCGGTGTCCATATATCGTTTGCAGAAAATCTCGATCCACTGTGTCTCATACTTTTAATGTTTTGAACATAGTCTTGAAGATGTTTCACCCATTCGAGGTTATTGTGACGGACAATACCTGCTCGTATTTTTTCACGAAGAATTCTGTTATATCTTTCCGCCAAATTTCCCATGGGTGAATAAGACATCGTTTCGACATTTCGTATATTTTCATCCTTTAAAAATTTCTTAAATACGGATTGAAACTCGGACCCATTGTCATGTACCACGCAGCGCGGAGTTGTCTGCGCATCGGCCATGATCTTTTTGAAACTCTGCAAGACCTCGGCCGCGGTGTGCTCCACCATGGGCTCTGCCCAGAGCTTTTTGCTAAAGCCATCGACGCAGGTAAGTATAAACCGGTAACTGATTTGGCCAGCCATTGTTTCGGGGTGCTGACGATGCTGGTATTCTGTATTGTGCTCAAACACACTAAACTTGTTGACCTCTTTGGGGTCGAACCCATACGGATAAAGAAAAACACAATCGATGTACCAACGCTGGTTGCATCCGTCACCCGATGTGAATGGGTGATTCGTTTTATGAAAATACGGACGTGTCATTTGCCAGTCACTTTGCTTCCGTAAAAACTTGGTGGTCATGTCTTTTGTGATGCCTACATATTTGCTGGCCACGGCCTCCCAGAAGGCTTCTTCCCCTAAACCAAGTCCCCGCTTGTCATCATCATAGACACCCTTTATGGCCTGCATTCTCGTATCTTTAGTGGGGTATATTACTTGCAGGTTGACGCGGTAATTTCCGTCTTGGTCCAGTGGCCTGTAGAACAATCGACCCCCGGGCTCGGCGTAAAAATTGTGCGTGAAATGATTGGCAAAGCGAACCTTCTGGGGTTCCGTCAGCCTGCGCGGAAACTTGATTTCGACTGTCGGGTCATCGTTGTGGGCCTGCACTGACCTTACAAACTCGCGAACCTGTTTCCAACCATAAGTCGTCTTAAACTCAGGGTATTCATTCAATTCATGAATTTTAAGACTCGTGGACATGATATATTCAGTTTCGATTTTTTAACATTTTATTCAAAATTTTTACATTGTTGTCAAGATCTGGTGTGTTCCACAAGATATACGCGGACAGTAGAGCGGGGCTCAAAACAAGATTTTCTATCAGTTGTTGCTCCGTTTTGTTGGCAAGATGTCGAGCAAGGTATGCGTTCCTCGTCTGTGTCGATGCGCCGTCGGCGTATGTGTTGCTGCCTGCGAGACCAAAATGGATTTGTTTGCCGTCGCTCAGGATAGCTGTATATTTCTTACCCTTTCGGTTGCTCGGCTCGATCCTTTCAATGATGACAGTCATATAATATTGAGATAATAAAATTTTCGCGTTATCTGATTTTTTTTGTGGATTTAGTACAAACATGCCATTTCATGAAATTTCAATCCGTCGTCCGAGTCAAAGTCAATTAGCGAAAATGAAAGCAGGCAAACCGTTTCGTATATACCGCGGAGAGGGTGTCCGTATTGTTGTTGATAGTGATCGTTTGAAAGATATCGGAAGGAAGTTTCTGAAAGATTCGGCACACACGATGCAAATGACAGGTGATGAAATACGCAAAAATATTGTACATGGAAATGGTATTTTTGGAAAACATTTTGATAATGCATTAAAGAAAGCTGGAGTAAAAGATGCGGTATATCACGTTGCTGACCACCTGAAGCCTCTTGCGCATACTGCGATTGATATGGGTACGGCGGCATTAAGTGCAAGTCAGCCTGAACTGGCGCCATTTGCGTTAGCCGGAAGCGCGTTAGCCCATAGCTACTTAGACAAGCCAGGTGAGTTTCAGCCAAAAGAGATGGCAAAACAAGCTGTGGCGCAGCAGGTGAATCAGGCAGCATCGCCATATATGAACACCATAAATGGGTTGAACGCGGAGTTCGGGACAAATCTGGGCAATGTGCAGAATGTGGCTACAGCGCAGCTAAACAACAGCGCTTTGAACGACACGATGGCCAGGGCGATGGGTGTTACGAAGGCAAGTCAGCTTATCGCACCTGTGTTATCTCAAGGTTTATCTGGCCCACAAGCGCTCAACGAAATCGCGTCTGTCCCGACCGTGTTAGGCGCTGCTTCTACCGTGGGTAAGCATATCGCGTCTCATCATGTCAAAAAAGGACACGGCCTCTACGCTAACATGAACGGACGGGGGATGTTCGCGAGTCTTGGGACAGGACTGCCTCATGAGTTGATCAAACATGGCGCAAGGGCATACCGCGGTCAGGGTCTACACCATCATCGTCACGGAAAGATCTATGAAAAGGGTAGCATATCTGCTGGCGGCAGCATCATGAACCAACAGTCTTTATCTTCACAACCGTACCTCGAGAACTGGGTCTCCAAAAACTTCATCAATCCTGCTTATGCCAAATGGCATGAGACGGTGTCCGATTCACGGGTCTAACAAGACCCTTGTACGAGATGTACGAACCCGTTTTCAGATGCATGAACTTTTCAGATTTTATTCAAGAAAAAATAGAAGGATAAAAAACCATCTCGTACAACTAAGAACGAACAACATTTCTCACACTGTCTTCATGGAGTAAACAAATCATGAAACCTCGTGTCGATAGAATCGCGTTCGTACTGCTCGTACAAAATCGCAGAAATTAATCCGTCTGTTTATCACCAACAGACTATTTGAGACCATATTACGTCAGAACTTGAGTAAATAAATCGATTTTATGTAGCGGTTACCATCATAAATCTGGAGAATCCCTTAATTTACCGTTTATATCGTCGATTTTTTGGTCTGTCCGTTAAGGTGCCACTATAACGGTCATTGATCAACCTTAAATTACGGACAACAAAAAAACAGAAGGTCGTAAATCGCATTTGTCTATTTGTGCAAAATTACGTTCAAATAGAAACGTGCGCGATTGATGGTTATTTTCCTAAACAGTGTTTGGTGCTTGACAACATATCGCGCAAACCGTTCAAGGGTATTCATATTTGGGTGTTTGGATTGGTATGCTCTCCACTGTTGCGTCAACGACCCCCATTTTATGTGGTCCCATTCAATGTCGTCGTGGTCGTCCATTAATTTTGTACGAGACAAAAAATTAATAATTGGCGTACGGATTTCCGGCAACGAGATGACCATTTTGATGGTAGTATGCGTCTCCTTTGTGTGTCTCGTAATTTAGACGGCCTGGTCGCGTTATGGACCGACTGCCTCTGATACCGTTGCCCATTAGGAAGTCGTCATCGTCGATAACCTTTCCAATTTTTGGAGCCTTTTTCCGAATCGTGACGTTCGACATGTCTGGCTCTGCCCCAAACATGGCTTTGGTTGCTGCGCTTGAGCGTTTTCGTTTTTCACCCGGTTCTTCCTTGACCTTGTGATTTTTTCGCATGGCCCGTAGTTTGGCCATGTAATCTTTAGCCTCTTGACTACCCTTGGTAAATTGTGTCGTTCGTGCAGACCGAAGCTCGGCCATTCTGTCGTTCACTTTTTTCCTGTATGCTGGGTCGTTATATTTCGGATGTTTTTTGTGGTAGAAACCCGATCCGTGTGGAATGTTTTGCTCGATAAGATTACCGGCCATACTGCCAGCAATGCCCCCAACTGGCCCCCCCAACATCGACCCAACGGTACCAGTGACAACAGGAATCGTACTGACAGCTGCGTGCTCTAAATGTTGAGGACTGAATACATTCTTCAAGTCGTGGCCGATGCCTTTTAGATTGAGTTTTCCGCCGTCAAAGTGATGATGATGATGGTGATGATGATGGACAATAGACATCTTTTATCTTTCATGACAAAAAAATGTTAAATTTTTTGATTACATCAAGAGCACCTTACCTTCGCCTCCGTCGATTGCCATATTTGGTTCCTTTCCGGCAGGCTACAGTGAAGCGCGGCCCTCGGTGTCAACATTTTCAACCTAAAGTCGTTCGTCTTTTTTTGACTCTGTATTGTCTAAACTATTATTGCCTAATGACCTACTACGTTGTATTTCAAGCTCGTCAACTTTTTCTTCTGCTTCGGTGTCTCGTTCGATAATAATACCACATATGTTACATTTTTTGCATTTCGATTTGTACAAGATTTTGACTAAACCTAATAGACAGCCAATTGTTGAAGTCAAGAAGAACGACCAGAACACTTCCGTCAGCATTTATTTAACAAAAGAAATTTATGGAGTAATAACGAAAGTATTGTTTCCATTGAAGCTACTGTTGATTGGCGCAGACAGATCCACATATACACAGCGGAACACAGACGAGTAGTTGCTGTAATCGAATCGGAAGCCTGTAATAGTGGTATATTCGGGCAAACAATCTGACTTGATTGTCCAGCCAGTATAGTTCTGCTGACCCGCGTCAGACCAGTTGCCGTTTTGTAATAAAACAATCTGGGTCGCATTATGGTCAGAAGGGCCAGCAGATCCATACATTTGAACATCACCGCCCTGCACCAGACCAAAGGCGTGCGAGATTACCCGTGATGAAGCAACAGGAGCCAGACTATATTGACTGTACAAGTCCTGATCAATTGATTTCAAAAATGCTAAAATTTTGGATAGCGTCGTACCCACTGCAGCAAATTTACCGTCATATTCTGCCTCGACCGATGCAATTTGCGATGAAACCGAGCTGGTAAGAGCAGATAGGGATGTTTGGAGACTGGCTTCGGCTGAAGTCGCTCGTGTCGTCTCGTTGCCGATGCTTGTTGTCAATGTGACTACCGCGCTTGTCAAACTGGCTTGTTCATCAGTCTTGAGCTGGTCGACGAAATCTTTCACACCATTAAATGACTGCAATATATCAGGCGAAGCTGTTATCACATCTAATTTTGCACCATGAGAGTCAATTTGGCTTTGAAGACTTGCATTAGCAGCTTCACGCGCAGCAGCTTCGGAAGCAATGGCAGAAGCAGCAGTTGCGGCATTCCCGGAAATCGTCGAATTAATCGAGGCTTCAGAGGCCAAACGGTCGGAAACGCATTGGGCAATACTGGCTGTAAGTGTAGCCGACGCTGTTTTTGTGTTAGCATCGAGTTCATTTGCAATCGTGACGAATTGTCCGTATTGCACTGGACTATCGCTATAAGTCGCTGGTTGAAGTCCCTGAATCACAGCAGTGGAGTCAAAAACAAGAGCGTTGCCAATAACTTCGGCCGCATCACCCAAGTGAAGAGGACTGTATGGACTTTCAGCAGCAGGGGCAGAAGTAGGTGTCGGCAACAAGCCAGCATCTTGTGTAGGTGTTGAAATTTGTTCACTATACAAAGCAAATAAATCTGAAATCTGTAATGTGTCAGGGATCCCTGGCTTGTTTGAATCGTACGAATCCGTACCGACGGAAGCTGCTCCAGTCTGGTAGTTGTCCATGACCCAAATGATTTTATCAGATTCAGGAAGCAGCAGCCCATTGTTGTCGAGAGCGACATATTTGCCATCTCTTAGGGCTGTTGTGAAACCCAGGATGAAATACTGGTACAAATTGTACAGAGACCATCCAGCAGGAACCATAAATGTTGACATAGTTTCTGACATTTTGTTTTATACTGTAGCCCAACATTTTTCCGCGGCCGATTTCAAAATATTAAAAGACTCCAAGAATTTTCAAAAAATCGAAGTCTAACTAATTGATTGGGACGCACCAAAATTTGTTTTTCACCGTAAGGCAAAAATAACGTATTGAACATTTTATATCGTTCACTAACTAACATAAAAGGCGTGTTGGGTTGTCCGTTCCAGATTTCTATCTCGTATCCGTCCGCCAACGTGGAAGTCGGCAAGAAAACACTTTCGACCTCGTCTCCTTGTATAATGTAAGATTGATTCTTAAATGGTTGAGCCGACAATTGTGTATTTTTTGTCAAGTTTGAAATTGTCGAGTTTTGAGAAGCCGAGGTCTGAACGGATCCGTCGCTGAATCGAACGAATGGCGCTGTTACTCCTGCGGCAAAGTTTTGAAGCGTTGGTCTTTTGCCTTTTGCCGATCTGGTTGACGAAAACGACCCTGAATTAAATATGGGTGTCTGATAAGATGGTTGGGCAGATAGGGACATCGGTTATTTTACTTCTCGAAGATTTTTTTGTCATTAGTATTTGATTATAAACATTACAGCACAAAAAGGACCATAATATTGTGCTTGACTTTGAGTTGAACCATACACTGCAGTACCTGAAGTGTTAGTCATTAAAGATGTCGTTGAGGGAAAACTGCTACTGCTTCCAGACGTGATAACGTTATAACTGCCTGCCGCAGCTATTCCATAATTTCCTTGTGACAAACTATTGATATAATTCCCCGACAAATTTGTAGTGTGTTCGTGGTCGGGTATAGCGGTCAACCCAATCATATTCGAACCTCCGTATACCGATGGAAGTAGAGATGGGCCCGTAGAACTTCCAGTGCTTGTCAAAACCCCAATACTGCCAGATGTCAAACCTCCAGCAATGGGGAAAATTCCACTTCCTGTGGTACCGTTGTGAAAATTCGGAACTGCAAAATATCCCGAAGCTGTGCTACCGAGGTCGTACGTATTTCCAATAACAGCGTACAGATTTGCGTACGTACCCGTTTGACTGTATGCAGTGCCATCGCAAAATAAATAGCCGCTGGGGGCTGTTGTGTTCCCCCCCCACTGTAAAATCGTGCCCACCGGATTTCCAGATGACCCTGAGAGAGCATTTTGCACGAAAGCCGTCGTTGCTAAGCTTGTACTGTTGTCAGTGCTGGATGCGGTTGGTGCTGTGGGAAGTGTTAGAAAATTTACACTGGTATCTGATGCGAAAGTTATACCTCCAGCAACCTGTGGATAAAAATTAACAAGATTCAAATTTTCACCGCCATTGGATGCCCAAATAGAAAACCCACCAGGACCTTCTTGCCCCATTCCCAACAAATCGCACTCACCATTACCGATATGATTCCAAAACAGTCCTAATCCTGTTGCTTGACCTGTGTCTGCTGGCCAACTCGAAAACATCGATAAGTTACCAGAACCGTACGAAACGGATGGGGTAAGTACTGCATTACAGCACACGTCTTTATCTACATACAAATTTTCAGTCATCACAATGTTTCCACAAGAATCTTGGCTCATGCTCGAGTAAGAATTTATCGGAAGAGCATTCAAAAGAAGCGTTGACGCAACAATATCAATCTCATCCGCGACCAAATTTAATACGCTTCCCGAGGCTGATCCTCCGTTGATATATCCGCCGTACTCGAAGTATACTCTATTGTTGCAAGACACATCGTTTGGAAAATATGTAATCGGTGTGTCGATTGTCATTGTCAATCCGGTCCCTTGAGAAACGGTAAAATCGGCCCCGTTTTGCTGCAAGGTCGTCAAATTGCCAGCCCCGTCCGTAAAAGCCATCGACGACGCGGTAGTCAGGCCTGACGGAAATGATTCCGAACCCTGTGCTGTGGGATACACTAAAAACGACCCGGACGTACTGCTACTGTTCGATCCATTGCCAGAAACTTCCGGAAAATTCTCCGGGTTGAAGATCGGCTCGTATATGACTGGTGGTGGGTAGCTTGCCATTTTGTTTATTTTGAGATAATATTTCAGGATTTTTTTATTTTACTAAACAAATGCCGCCAAAACGGAAAAATGACAAAATCGACGGAGGAACGATCATCAACTACTATGAAAAAATGCCCGAAGAGTTTCTGCCTAAAATTGACAATCCCAACAAGCATTTACATAATCTTGACCTGCCCTTTCGTATGCTTGTTGTCGCGCCGTCTGGATCGGGCAAGACCAATTTTGTCGTGCACCTTCTAAATCTATTCTGTCAAGGCCGCGGGACATTCCAGAAAATTCTCATTTTAACAAAACATGCATCAGAGCCGTTGTACGATTGGTTGAAGACCAAAAATGAATCCATACTAATTAAAGAGGGGTTAGCCGGCAATTTACCGCCGCTCGATGACAAAGTTGACAAGGAAGAACAAAAACTTGTGATCTTAGACGATTTGGTCCTCGAGAAGACTCAAACAAACGTGGAATCATATTTTGTGCGATGCCGTAAATTCGGGTGGTCCATTATTTACATTTCGCAAAGTTACTTTAGGATCACAAAAACGATTCGGTTGAATGCTTCTTATGTCGCGCTGTTGAAAATCGGCAGTAAACGAGATCTAAATTTGATTTTGTCCGAAACATGTGTCGGTGTCACACGCGACCAATTGAATCACATGTACAACTTTGCAACTGCCAAAAAATTTGATGTCTTCCTAATTCATGTGGAGAAGAATCCCGGTGAACGTTTTTATCATAATTTCACTCGTCTGTTGAATCCAGAAGCTTTCTACGCCGAAGTGATGCAGGCACTTTAATCCGTAAAATTCTCAGAAAAATTAATCTTTACCAAAACCAAAACATGACAACAAATATCAAACAAGTTTTAAAAGAAAAACGACCGAATCTTTCGGACAGTTCATTGACGACATATCAGTCAATCCTAAAAAATTTGTACAAAAAAATATGGAAAGACGAGGACGAAATTGATCTGGACAAATTTGATAATTCTGACAAAGTTTTGCATTTTTTGAAAGATGTGGAACCATCCAAGCGGAAAACGATTTTGAGTGCTTTGGTCGTTTTGACGGGCAACGAGGCTTATCGCAAATATATGGTGTCAGACATCGAGAAATACACGCAACTCATTAAAACGCAGCAGAAATCGCCCGCGCAAGAAACCAATTGGGTTACGATGGACGAGGTCCGCGGAAAATTCAAGGAATTGGAGGACGAGGCAAAACTTTTGTACAAAAAGAAAAATCTTACTATGTCTGATTTTCAACAAATCCAGCAGATGGTGATTTTGGCATTACTTGGTGGCATGTTTATTCCCGTCCGTCGATCGCTCGATTACACTGCGATGAAGAAAAGCGGGCAAATCAACAAGAAGGAGGACAACTGGTTCGACAAAAAGCAATTTCACTATAACGCGTACAAAACAAAACGCGCTTACGGGGAACAAGTTTTGAACATTCCTCCTGCATTGAAGAAGATAATTGATAAATTTGCGACCTTGATGCCTCATACCGATTACCTATTGGTGGACTCAAACAGTGCGCCATTGACATCCGTAAAACTGAACCAGCGATTATGCAAGATTTTCGCTCCGAAAAAAACAAGCGTGAATCTCCTACGTCACGCATATCTGACTCATAAATTTGGAGATGAAATCGAAAAGAATAAACAAATAGCGGATACGATGTCCTCCATGGGGTCGAGTCCAGCGATGTTGACGACGTATGTCAAGCATGATAATTAAAATCCCAAAGCACAAATGTCCAATATTAGTTCGCGACATTGCCCTTTTGGAAGCATTTGCTTATTTGCCAAAATAACCAGCAGTTTTTTCAACTCTTTGATCATTTCGGGGTTGTCGTTTCCAGCGTTTAATTCGCCTGCTAAAACTTGGAATCGGTGCCATGTTTTCTGATCTTCATCTAATGTCGGCGAAGGAATCAAGAGACGTTGATCAATTGACGTTTCGCGAATAACTTTGTTGTATAAGTCTTTATCTTCGGGTGACAAATTCGCGATCGAACCAAAACTCGGGTTCATATTTTCGATGAGTCCGGCAATGACATCTTTCAGTTCGTTACTAATTTTGACTGTTGGCAGATTGTTAATTGTATTCCCGCCTTTTCGACGTAACATTAAAATACCTTTACCAAGTAATTTTGTTCTATTGATAAAATGTTTTCCAAACGGAACATACATTGGTTCTTTTTTGACGCCCTGAGAAAAATCGACCTTGGTGTTTTCAAATCCCTTTCCATGAAACACTTTATGATTAATTAAACGTGGTTGTTTGTAGAGGCCTTCTCCCTTCCCATGGGGCTCGGCTTCAATAGCAGATGCTACGGATGCATGCCGACTTGGAATTCTGGTGGGCCTTTGTCGCGTCTTAACTGGGCTCATCGCGTCCGTGACGTTGCTTACAATGCTACCTAAGTCACTCGCCACGCCCGTAGCTGCATCTTTGAGAAAAGAGCCAAAGGTAGACATCACGCTTGGCTGCTGCGGTTGTCCTGCCAAATGAATACTATTATCCCTAAACCGCTTTTCAACTTCATCGGCAAGATTCGTTCTTTGAAAAGATGCACGCGTTAAAGAATTGTATTGACCTCTTACGGGTTGACCTGTTAATTTCAGTAAAAGCTGAATATTGTTGTACTTCCCGAATTGTTTCTGTGTTTCAATATTAGCTCTCATAAAATCATCAAACGATTTGATTTCGTGCAATGTTGGCCCACGTCGACGACCACCACCGACTGCCAGTTCAACAGTTAAATTATCATCGCTTGGCTCAAACGGTGAAGTCATTGTCACATCGCTCATAATAGAAGCAGTTTCATCGTCGATTGGTGCTGCTTGCAAAACGGATTGGATTTGTGACGAAACAGATGGTGCCTTGCGTGGAATTCTGGCAATTCGAGATACTCCAGATGGGCTCACGAAACTTGTTTGTGATGATGATGGAGCAGCCATTTGCATCAAGAGGTTAGCGGCGGTTATTTGATCGATTTCGCCTGTATCTATGGCCGCCGCCACTTCGGGTGACATCAGTCTGGCTTCTTCCTGTCTTCTTCTTTCCATATTAGCAGCCGTTTCGTCTGCTGCTGAATATTCGTAGTCTGCTATCGTCCACTGCTCAAACGGCTTTGTCAAATAATCTTTTGGCCCAACCTTCGGTGGTGGCGGTCGTTCAAAAGTTGGAGCGGGTATCGTTTCGGGCAAAGCGACGGCTCCCAATACCGCCGATTCGGCGGGTGTAAGATCACGAGCGGCATCAGCAGCCGCAGCAGCAGTAGCAGTTGATCTGAGAGGCCTCCTTCCAGAAAGGCTCGCTTTCAATAAAGCCAAGGCAGCCTTTTCATGTGCGACCTGTTCTGGGGTTTTGGTCTCTTCCACCGGCGGAGCGATCGCGCCATGAGTTTCATCGGTTTCGACAACAGGAATAGCGCCTACTACTTCATCTTCAGCTTCGATAGTCGGGACGATCTCACGCGGCGGCCGAGGAAGCCTTAGAAACCAGTTACGTTGCATCAGAACGCGCATTGCCTGCTGTAAGTTGCGTGCAGCATCGTTCAGCTTTATGGTGTTGAGCTCTCTCACACGCATAGCATTTGCAACAGACTGATCCCGTGTCATCTCTAAAATTGCATCACGCGGCAAAATCACATCTTTGATAGTATCGTTCAGTTCACGCAATTTTTGGGCTTGTTCTTCGGGAACCATTTTAGCGATTTGACTAAAGATGCTATTGAGTTGATTAAGAGCATTCTTGTAATCAGCTATTCGTCGTAGTTGAGATTCTTTTACCGTCTCTGGCATCAGCGAATCTTGTACCGTATTTTGATAAGCCATGAGATCGCCAATTGTCGGCAGCTGACTACGGATATCGTTAAAACTGGCCAATAATTCGCCGTTTCCAATATTTGCGCTCTGCACGATTTCTAAATCCGGAAGAAACTCACGATTCACATATGTTAAAAATTCGGCAGCAAGAACACCAAACTGGTACATAGGCTTCATCTTCTGGATGATTCTGGGCATCGCGTTGAGCAACGGCATAATGCTGGTGCTTGGCAGTGAATCAACTATTTTTTGTGCATTGGATGGGTCTGTAATAGCCAGCAAGGCTTGACGTAGTGCAATCTTATTCTGTTCCACCATAGACATCCTGTCCGAAACACTGGTCATGTCAGCTGGTTGCGTCGGTGGCACGCCTGTCTTCTGGTATAAAATAGTTCCGTTGTAGACTTGTTGATCGAGAGCACTTCGAAGTGCAAGCTCGTTCATGTACTCGCTTCTAAATTTCTGCCGATCTATTGCATTAGATGCTTGATTAACTGCCAGCGCTGCCATTTATGTGTTACCAGAAATAATTTTCGCGGGTTCTTTCAGATTACACTGGGACATAGCTTCTTCATGGCACTTTACAGCGGCCTGGGTGGCTTCATCGTCTTGCTCCAATTCATCCACAGTCGATCGTCTGACCATCAACCCTGATGCGCGCTTGCTAAAATCCTCGTCAAAAATTTCATCCGTACAAATATTGTTAAAATCAATCGTGATAAATTCAAGATAATTTTCATTGGGCAGATCTTTGATGTATTTGTTTATTTCCCCATTTACCAACTTTTGATTCCGTTTTGAAAGATCCCTAAACGGTTGAAAAAAGTCGAGTCGCAATTTGCTATAGGCAATTATTCTCAATTTTTCGTGATGTTCTTGAAAATCATCCGGATTGAAAGGCATTTTTAGGTTTTTTATCTGTAGCGAAATTATTTTTGATATTTTACACATTTTATGTGAAGGATCAACGTTGGTTATTCTTCATTCATCGGACCTAATTCAATTATTTCATAAGCTGAAGGGTGTGACAGAATTCCGCGGTGATAGTCTTCAATAATTTCTCCATCCTTTTCTTCTCTTGGAAAGACTAAATCTATGTATTTGTAGCCGGGTATTTTACATCCATATCGTTCTTCTATTTGTTTAAACATTGTAAACAATTTGTCTTCGATGACATCGTCGATTGCCAATTTGAAAGCTAATGATTTTTTTGACTTTTGCAAAGTTAGGAGCAATTTTATGTTTTTTTCTGATCTTAAGACCAAGGGATCTTCCTTCAAAATCTGATTATATTTTTCTTCAATATTATCGATCATGAACAAGGATTCCAAATCGATCATGAAGAAGGATTCCAAAACATTGGGTGCTTTTTCTTTTTCGGTTTTGGAAATTTCCTTTAGTAACTTGTCGAGTTGTTTTTGGCATGCTTTCGGAATAACGTCTTCATCCATCGTTTTGGAATTTATCCATTCTGCAGGCAATTCTTGCTTTTCCTCTTGAACTTGCGTCGTGAAATGCTCCGCGAAATTACAATTGTAGCAAATAAAAAAATCATTTTTCGCTACTGCATGAAGCTCACCTAATTCGTCTCTTTGAATGCTTGCATCACATTTATTGCATTTTAATTGTGTTTCGTCATTAGTTACCAAAACATTGGCTGGTTCTTCTAATTTGGGTTCTTGGACAATAGTGTTTTCGTATTCGGCTTTCGCTTTCGGCACAAATCTTGGTTTGGGTTCAGCTATTGTCGGGATCGCGTCGGCGGATGGTTCCTGTGGTCTCGGGTCAGGCTGCGATTGGTGTAACGCTAAAAGCGCTGTTGCAGCATCATTCTCTTTTTCCTGTTCGCGCAAAACAGTAGTGTTTTCGTATTCAGTTTTCGCTTTGGGCACAGCTCTCGGTTTTGGTTCGGCTATTGTCGGGATCGCGTCGACGGATGATTCCTGTGGTCTCCGGTCGGGCTGCGATTGGAGTAGCGCTAAAAGTGCTCTTGCGGCATCTTCATGTTCGTGCAAAATAGAGTTGTCATCATCGTCGTTATCGTCATCGGCGTTGTTTTTATCGTAGTTATAAATGTTGAAGTCGATAATGTCTGATCCAGGGATTTTTACTTGTGGCTCTGTCGTGATAATAGGGGTCGTATTTTCAAGCTGTGATGTGGGTTCAGGCTCGAGCATCGAGGGAGTTTGCATTTCGGCTTGAATTGAAGCCTCCCGCGCTTTGCGAAAGTATTCACGTGGATTCGATTCGTCGTCATAAGATGGCACAAAGCTAAAATCGAATTGTAAAATGATCGGTTTCGATGGATTTAGGACCGGTACAACGATATTTTGGGGCTCATCGGTGTCAAGCTTGACAGCGGCCTCCACTGGCTTGCACACAACGACAGGCTCATCTTTTGCAGCCATGCGAAGTTTGTGGTCTTTGGATCGCGGATGATGACTCAAATTCGACCGTGTTGTCACTCCACCGCAAAAACAAACGACTTGTGCACTTCCCCATTCTGCTTTTTTGGCCTTCGCCAAGGCTTTGATCTCAGCCACATTCGGCTGCAACTGCTGCAAACATGCCTGAATTTTCGCAGCGTACAGAACAAATATTTGATGTGACCCATATGATCGACACTGCCGTTTATAGACAAGGTCGTCATAATTCTTGACACAGTCTCTGAGTCCGATCAAAACTTGATTGATTTCGGTACGAAGCCCAGTGATCCGCGTGAAAAACTTACCGTGTTCATCCCCTGTAGCATAAACCAATTTATTTTTTTCCTGACATTGATCGACGTTGAATTCCAGATTTCGTGAGTTACCTTTTCTGATGTTATAAAGTTTTTCAAAAACAAAGTACCAATCCTCGTCAAACTTTTTAACGTTGTTCAAACAGACTGTCTCGTACGTTTTCAATTCTGCTAAAGTTTTTGTCAAAATATTGATATTCTTTTTCAGATCGGTCGTCAAATTTTCGTTTTGCATGAATGTGTCGATCGCTTTGTCATTGTCTTTAAACACTTCAAGAAGCTTGTCGCACGGTCCAGTTTTCGTCATTTCGACGCGCCATTTGATGTGTTCTTCCTGGGCCAACTTTTTTGCGTTTTCCTTCGCCTCTTTTTCTTTCTCGGCACGAAGATCGTTACAGTACTTATTGTATGCCCAGATCGATGAATTGTTGGGGTAGCAGATTTGAAACGCGGTGTAATTCATTGTCTTTTCCGTTTATCGATATTATAAATCCGTAAGAATTGTTTAAACCTTTTTTGAACGAATCAAATTCATTGTGTGTATGCAGTGCCAATATAATTTATGCACCAACAAAATTGACTGCATATTGCTTAACTTTACGACCCATACGGACGCGGTTTTGTCGACATGTAGTTTTGTAATTAGTTCCAGTAAAAAACAAGCGGTGGAAAACCTTGTCCGTTCATCCGTATTGTACTTCTATATTTACGAGAAATACGGATTCGTTTTTGTCGGCATGTAGTTTTGTAATTAGTTCCAGTAAAAAGAAGTGTTTGAAAACCTTGTCCGTAAATCCGTTCGGTCGTTTTTACGACCACGTTTTTATTTTTGTTATTTTTCTATAGGAGAATTACAAAAGTACATGCTTCCAGAAATCGATCCGTATGTCTCGTAAAAAGTAAAAAAATTGTTAAAAACTTAGAGTTGGGAAGATCACTAAAAATAACTTCTAAACTTTAGGAAAATAGACATGTCTCTGAGCAACCATCAGATCAACGCTTTGGCCAAGAAGATGGGCTTCGATATCACCGATATCATCTTTAAGGACGAGTTACTCATGATGAAACCAGAATATAACAACAAAGGTTATTGCTGCTATGTGATCAACCTTGAAGACGAGGAAGATGACAAGGGACGGCCTAACGACGGAAGTCACTGGGTTGCCCTCTACATCAAGAAACTGGCCGACGGCTCGACCGAACCCCTATACTTTGACTCATACGGGTGTGTGCCACCTCGCGCCGTGACCGATTTCGTCGGCACACTACACATTCCGTACAACACAAAAGACATCCAGGGTCTCCTTTCGGACATCTGCGGCTGGTTCTGTCTGGCGTTCCTCTACATGCTCACAAGTTTCCCACATCGAACCGGCGACCCATACGTCGATGCATCAAATTTTTTGGATGTTTTTGATGACATGAACAAGGTGGTTGATATGCACAAGAACGAGTGGACTCTAAAACACTTTTTTCAGGACACGTCTTCGGGCGCGGACCGTAAACCGATCATTCCAAACCTGCATCAAGTCACCGACTTGTCTGACGAAGAAAAACGCAATTTAGGAGAACGATAAAAAATCCAAAAATAATATCTTGTAGAAGAACAAAAATGTCCCAAATCATTATTACAGGAAATAACGTCGTTCCAAACGGTAACAACAACGAATTCATCTACAACTTTCCAAGTAGTGTAAATTTGTCAAATTGTGAAATCTGTGTTCAGAGTGTCACCATCTTTTACAGCTGGTTCAATATTTCTGCCAGTACATATGGAAATGCTCAATTTTCGTATTCGTGGTTAGATGCCTCGGGAACAGGATATACGCAATACGCGATAGTCATCCCTGATGGATTATATAGTATTCAGCAGATCTATGAATATGCACAGTATACAATGATTGAAAACAACCATTACGCTACCCAAACTAACTCCGATGGAACGACATCTAATATTTTTTACTGGGATATGGTCATCAACGAAACGCTTTACGCTGTGCAAGTCAACACGTTTAATATACCCGTTACACCACCCACCGGGGTTACGTATCAATTTACAGCACCCGTCCAGCAATTCAACCCCGTCGTTACATTTCCTGCCAACTTTAATAAAATAGTCGGTTTCACTGCAGGGTACGCAACGACGACCAGTAACGCGGGGACAACTCTGTCCTTCACGAGCAGCACTGCACCCGAGGTTCAACCAAGCCCTTCCCTATTGCTGTCGGTTTCAGGGGTAAACAACATCTATAGCCAGCCCCCTAATATTCTGTTTTGCTTGAGCCCCACAGTAAGCGTCGGCGCTCAATTCTATATACAGCCGTATCCAATGTACTGCCCCTTGCTTGGAGGAATGTATTCTCAGCTCCGTGTTGCATGGCTGAACACTTCATTCCAATCGATCCCTATACAAGACAGTAATTGCAGCATTGTTTTGGTCATCCGGAAAGTTGGCACTCAAAATACATAAATTCAAATTCAAATTCAAAAAAATAAATATTTGACGTTAGTAAATGTTCGATGAATTGACTGATAATCATCTGACACAAGATTACGATCGATACGCGGCTCAATACAACAAAATAATGAACGAGTTAAAATCGGTATGTACGACTGATGACAAAACAAAATTGAAGTGTTTACAAAAACGATCTCGTATTTTGCATAATATCATGTCCGACATTATTAAGTTAAGAACTGTTCTCAGTGATAAAAAAAACATGGATGTGTAACTTTTTTCTTTAGTGATTATAAACAGATATGCCATTGAGAACCAATTTTCGGCCAGGAAACACTTTTAGAGGTGTTAATCTACGCGCGCCACAATTGTCTCCGAGACCGGGTACAGTTGCCGAATCGGCTGAGCATCAAACAATGGCCGGAGGCAGTTTGCTGATTAAACCTGGTCTTGGACAAAGTTACGGTTCACTTGATGAATATGCGCATTTGACGAGCCTCCCAATCAGTGGAGGTGGACTGGGTGCAGGCCTGAGCGAGATATCGAAGAAGCTTCAAGCGTTGAGATCGCAGCCTTTGAAACGTAAACCAAAAAACATCCGTTTTACACTTTAGGAATTCCAATTTAATTTGAGTAGAATCTGCGAAAAAAATATGTTTCCTAATAACAAACCAAATGTCCGCCGACACATATGTTTACGATTTGTCATCAATGCCGGAATCAAACAGCAGTATTTTTATTCGCAAAGACTGGTTGTCGCTAATGGATTTGAATTCCACCAATTACTCGTCAAATGTGTCAACAATCGCTACAGACTCTGTGGCGAATTCAAGTAAGTGGTGTAACTGGTACGAATCGACGCTGTTGATACCCGCCACAGTGACACTAACACCCAGCACTGTGGCTGGAGCTTTTGCCCCGGCCACGGCAGCAACAGCCGTCGATTATGCTCTCGGCTTGAAGAATTCCAGCTTGTCTATTATCCATTCCATGAGTGTTGAATTAAACGGATCTGTTGTCTGCCAACAAATACCGTATATCGCGTTGTGGAACAACTTCAAATTGATGTGTACAATGAATTTAACAGATTACAGTTCCATGGGCTCGATTGGTTGGGCGATTGATACAGCAACAGCCGTTCAATACTATACCGAACCCTCAGCTGCTGGTATGGGTGTTTGTAATAACCAAAACTACATCAATGTGAATGGAACTTTTACTGAACAATTTGCATCACTGTATGGAAATGGAAATGTCGGATTTCTTCAAAGACAAAATTATTACAATTTTCAACCACTTGGAAATGTCGGCACATCGACCTACAACTCATTACTGCAACCGACAAATCTGAACAAGATCTACAAGTCATACATCACGCAGCCAGTGAACACAAGCGGTGGTGGGGCGGGCTACTGGCAACAATGGCTTGTTCTACAGGTGCGTTTACGCGATGTGGCAGACTTGTTTTGCAGCATGGGGCTCTTGCGCGGAATTATGGCGCGATTAATCGTATCGCTAAACTCTTGCAGTTTTACTTTCAACGTCTCAAACACATCTGGAACAACTGGCGCTGCAGCCGATTCTGCTAATACTCAGATGTATGTTACGCAGATGAATTCTGCTTTTGGCGGCATCAATCCGTTGATGTTAGCAAGTGCCGAGCCCGCAAACGGTTCGTTTAATCTTGCACCTGTTGGAGCAGATGGTACTACTGCGACAAACCAGTATATTGCATCGATCGCTGTCGGTAGAAACATCTTGAACAGCACCCAAAGTCAGCTATGTAATTCTACTGGGAGTTTATTGCAGTCCGTTACGCTTACTATTCCGGGATACACGATGGCCAGCAGCTACGAGCAAGCGTTTATTAGTAATCCAATTTCCAGAGTTCTGTACAGCGATTTGTATCAATACACAATATACAATATCGGTTCTGGACAGCAGTTTAACCAAGTCATTTCGCAGGGCATTGTTGGTGCAAAAGAGATTTTGATGATTCCCGTTTTTGCACAAAACCAGAATAATATTGGGTCAACGACCGCGGCATTGAATCTGCCTGCATTTCAGAGTCCGTTTGACAGTTGCGGAGGTGGAACCACTTCACCGTTTTGCCAAATATATGGTGCAAATGTCGTTTTGGCTGGTAGCAATGTCATTATGACAAACGAGTTGTATATGTACCAATCCTATGGGCAGCAGCTGTATGGCCAAGTCCAAGGTTGGATGAACGCTGGATTAGCAGCAGGCTCGAATAGTGGCCTATTGAATGAGACGGACTTCTTTTACAGTAATTGCTATTACTATGTGAATATTGGTCGAGGCCTTGCCGTTGAGGACACTATACCAAAAAGCATTTCGGTGTACGGCACGAACCTTAGTCAGATTCCGATTGATATTTACATTTTTGTTTCGTACCAAGTCAACAATTTGAACATTGACAAAATATCAGGTGCACGCGTTTAGGCCACGAAAACTTAATTGCAAGGAATTTTGTTTCTTAGAATATAAGAAGCCCGAAATGTTGTTTCTTGTAATAGAAAGGCGTTGGGATCTGTAACAGAAAATGTAATGGAAGGGAGAAGCTCTTTAGTAGACGTTTGATGAGAGATCGATGAGATCAATGATCTCTACAAGCTTAATGGTCTCTTTGATGGTCACCTGCAGAGCTTCATCCATTCATGTGTCTAAAAATATACTGGAAGTAACAGTACCAAACACGCATTGAAAACGCGTCACCAAAACAACATTTTCTGCTACAGGTCTCATTCCCACCATATAAAAATAAATAAAATAAAACAATTAAAATACCAGAAAATACCGGAGACCCCTGTCTGGCAGCAGCAACAAACTATATTCCTGTCCTGCATCCCAGCCAAACGCTGCAGTAAATTTCCATCAATTTTATAAAATCCGGAGTCGCCATGCTTTGCAGTAAAAACACAAGTTCTTCCAACACAATCAACAATTACAAACTTTAACCGTATACTACCAAATTTTGCACACCTACTAATCTCGACACGAGAATTCGATATCTGCAAACCAAATTTCAAACGGAGACCTACAAGTAAAAATCCTAATCAAAGAAAGGTATTTAACCCCCCTGAATACGCCGATGCCCATTGCCTTCCACACAATCAAACACTGCTACCCTACTAATTTTGACATGGAAAAGCCGAATCTGTCATTCAAATTCACCAACTTTGTTAAACACATTAGTTCCTATGCATTCCTAAGCACATATAGTTTACCACTTAAAACTCACTTGGCCCTGAGCACATCACACGTCACACGTCCACCACGTGAATTCCTTTATACGGTCCCATTGTGCGTACCGACGCATACATCACACACGTCACACGCGTATTCCTTTATACGGTCCCATTGTGCGTACCGACGTACACGTTCACACGCGTATTTCTCTATATAGTACTATTGTGCGTACCGACGCAGAAATCATGATTTCATGATTTTTAATCATGGCATTTTCACTGTTTTCCCTCCGTCAGATGAGCCTTGTCGACCCAACAATTCTCCAGCACCTCGAGGCGACTACTCGCGACCTCATTCAAGCTGAGGCTTCAGCCGAGGTGGCTCAGAATCGCAAGGAACGGTATGAGAAGACTCGAGACGTCCTCGCACCACTTCTGCGTGAGAAGTACCCGAAGCGCGCAGATATCTCATTTCAGACAGCGTCTGCATACAAGAGAGCGATGCGGCCATGGATCCTATCCGCTGAGCAGCTCAAGCAGATCGAGGACAATCGCAAGATTGGTACCAAGTCTTCAAGAGAAGCAAATAATCGCATCGTCAACCGGGTCTCATCTTACTGGAAAAAAATCATCAACTCCATCTACGATTGCGAGGATAGCGAGGACGAAGGGGATGATACGCAAGACCCTACTCCCGCCAAAACTCCTACTCCTGCAAAGAAGAAGCAGAAGGTTCAGGATGCCATCGAACTCCTAAAGTCTTGCACCCCTGATGAGATCAAAGAAATTTTCAACGATCGTCACGATGATATTGTTTGCGATGTGCGTAAGCTGTTTGAATTGTAAACCCAAATATAATCAAAGATTTTATCCTGAATTGATTGGTATTTGATTTTTAGACACATATTTCATATACGGAATTCGATCCCAGTCTGATGGTCTTCCAAGAGATCACATCAAATTCTCAGGGAAAATTCGCGAAGATACTGTACCCGATCAATGGGTGCTTGCAGCCACTTCGCATGATGAGTCCATCTGGGCTGGATCACTGGGGCATCACGGCTTTCGACGACCAAGGCGAGCCCAACATGGCTGTACCATACTTTCCTAACAAAGAGACTCCGGAAATAGTCGCATTCAAGGGAGTCCTTCAAGATATTGACGTACAGGCATGTGATTTCGCATACAAAAATCAAGCTGGTCTCTTCGCCAAGAAAAAGTCTCGGGATTCGATTGAAGATAACATTGCGCCGTGTCTCAAGACCACGACTACCAAAACCCAAATCACGAAGTTCAAGCTCCCAAAAAGGGATGACCCGGACCAAGTCGAGTTTTGGGACAAGGCCGCAATGACCCCGCGTGAACCAATCACAAAAGGTGATAAGTCCAGCCTGCGTGTCATTTTTTCCATCGATTATTTTTGGGCGATCAAAAACCAGTATGGGATCCGGCTGACACTGAGATCAGTCGAGGTAGACTTACCTCGCCAGCTTGTGCCGAAAGCAGGCAGCAGTCCCTTCCGCAGTACTGCATGAAACCACAAAACTTGAGTAACTTTTAAAAACTTTGAAAATCATGACAACAATGTCCTACAAATATTTTTGTACGAGCAAACGAGTACGTTTTTGGATGCATGATATTTTCAAATTTTATTCAAGAAAAATAACAAAAATAAAAAACAAGCTCGTACTATACGAATTACGACCAAAGAATTTACACAGTTTGTATATATCCGAAATAATTCCAAAACCTCGTGTCTCCAAAATCAAGCTCGTATACTCGTACGATTTATTCTTCATACTCGTACAGCCGATTGAGTTGACCCGACCGATGTGGAGTAATTGGTGTCCGGGTTGAATCCTTGACAACTTTTTGCAGTTCACTGCCGTAATACTGGCGCGACATTGATGTTCCGTCTAATTTCGCAAGATTGTATCGCGGTCTGCGCAGATCAAATGACTTGAGACCAATGTTCTCATACACATTTCTCAAATTTTCATTGTTCCTCATATTGGCGAAATGTTTCTCGTTTACAACGGAATTCACCCTAAATATTTCGGGAGTCCAAATGACAGCATTGTATTTTTTCATGCTTCCATCCTTGTTTCGTGCTCTTGTCTTGCTGTATGCAACCTCTGCCGCGATCCGGACCAAATCACCAGGCCTAAACACATATAAGGTTTCGGCAG